GATCCGTTTCTTTAACACGTACTTCAGGGCTTAGGAAATTTGACATAGTTTGCCTTTCTTTTATAGATATCAAGTTTTAATATTTAACTAAAGTACACATTCAACATAAGTAATACACATCTAACTATTGTTTTCAATATGATTAAATCAAAGGGGTACTTGAATAACCCATTCCTCAAACAAGTCGGGGAACAAATTCACTTCACGCAAGAACAAGTCATTGAATATGCAAAATGTGCAAACGATCCAATTTACTTTTTGGAAAACTATGCAAAGATTGTTGCGTTAGGAAAAGGCACAGTTCCATTTAAACCATTCGTATATCAAAAACGTATCATTACTGCCATTCGTGAAAACAGAAAAGTGATTGGTAGAATTGGTAGACAGATGGGTAAGTCTACAATCGTTGCAGGTTACTTTGCTTGGTTCGTAATGTTTGGTGGAAAGAATACTAAATCAGCAATCCTAGCAAATAAGTTAGCAGTAGCAAAGGAAATATTCTCTAGAGTACAGTTCATTATTGAAAACTGTCCTAAGTGGCTGCAACAAGGGGTCAAAGAATGGAATAAGACATCGCTGACACTTGAAAACGGATCAAGTGTGTTTTGTTCAGCTACATCTGCATCAGCAGTTCGTGGGTTTTCGCTAGATAACATTTTCTGTGATGAGTTTGCACACATGACAACAAACTTAGCAGAAGAATTTATTGCATCAGTGTTTCCAACTTTGTCATCATCTGAAACAACAAAACTTATTATTGTATCGACGCCAAAGGGCATGAATCACTATTACAAAATCTACGATGAAGCTGTAAAGGGATTGAATGGATTTGCTGTAGTTGATGCAGAGTGGCATGAAAACCCAGGACGCGACAAAGCATGGTTGGATGGACAACTTGCTGAGTTAGGTGAACTCAAATTCAACCAAGAAGTTCTGTGTAGATTTTTGGGGTCCAGCGCTACACTCATCTCCGGCGACAAATTGATGTCACTATCGAGATCAGTGCCAACATCTTTACTACCCAATGGTAAACTTTTACAATATCACAAACCTACAGAAAATCATTCATATGTAATGTGTGTTGATGTCTCTAGGGGAAAGGGTATAGACTATTCAACGTTCAGCATTATTGATATAACAGCTATTCCATATCAAGTTGTTTGTACATACCGCGATAACGAGATATCAACTATGGTGTTCCCAGAAGTTATACAACGAATGGGAACGCTGTATAACAATGCATTTGTATTGATTGAAACAAATGACTTGGGACAAGAGGTTGCTAACATTTTATTCTATGATTTAGAATATGAGCACGTCTATATGAGTCGCAATGACAATATCAAAGAAGGCGGTGGCAGCGGAGCACAACCTGGATGTCGAACAACTAAGAAGACGAAATCGCTTGGCTGTAACGCTCTAAAGAATTTAATTGAAAATGACAACTTAGAAGTAAACGATGGTGAAACGATAAGTGAATTCACAACGTTTATACGCGTTGGTACATCATATAAAGCAGATGACAATAAGCACGACGATATGGTTATGACTCTCGTTATGTTTGGATACCTAACAACACAATCTGTATTTCAAGAGTTGTTTAATTTCAATTTACGTGAGCGTCTTGTAGCTAACCAATTACAAGAAGTCGATGATCAAATGCTACCGCTTGGGTTCTTTGATAGAGGTGAAGTCGAGACAACTGTTGCACCATATTCACCAAATGGTTGGGTAGAAGGTAATAATAATGAATTCAACTGGTAGGACACCAAATACCTAAAAGAACACCACTGAGGGTGTTCTGCTGCGGTTAAACACTGGTATCAGTGTCCAGTAGACCTCTTAACCTAACGACCTCAGAAGTCAACGATACAACTTCAGTATGCAACTTTTGATTTTCAGTTGTTAGTTTTCGTAACTCTTTGTTTAGGTTTAAAATTTCAATTTGTAGCGATGCAAGTTCTGTAGAAAGTATCTTGTTTTGTACAGACATGCGCTCCAATTCTTCATGCATAAGAGTAATGACAGAACTCTCTGCACTGGTAGACTTCCAACCCTTTAATACTTTTTGTAATCCAACGACGATGCCAACTAAGCCAAATGCTATAGCAGCAGCGTATTCTGCAACATCAGCATTTATCATTGTTGTACTCTCTCATTCTTCGCTTATGATTACTTTTAAATGGTGTAGCTAACATTGTCCAAAATTCTATAATCACTGGAACTGCTAGCAACACTTCTGTTGGTGCAACTGGTGTCGAGTCAAAAACAGTAAAACTCAATAATATATAGTTCCAGGCCCAGAGACCAACAATATTAGTTGCATATTTCACATAGACACGAGTCCTGAAAAATGTACCATATATCTTAGATGATGCATATAGAAAATACAACAATGCCCACACATAGTTGCTTGCAAAACTAAAAATCAATTGATAGTTATTGTTGTTTCCAGACCCTGCAAGGAAACCAAGACTCAGTGCAAATCCAGCAACACCCAAAAATATCTGGAGATCAGCCTTCTGATTCTCTAGAATGTATACTACGCTTACTCTGGGCGTTATATCCATGATGTTGCTCGATTATTTATTTGTAATACACGTTAAAACACCATGCGAGCAAGATACTACGCATGGTGTTGATCGTAAGTTAGTTAAGCGTTAAGTGCGTCTTCGATTTCTTCAATTTTAGTTGGGTCATTGCCTGGCACATCCTTAACTTGGTACTCTTGTTTATTTACGAGCAAGTGTGACAATTGTGTATCTAGGAGTGCAGATGAACTCACTAGTGCATAGAACTTCCATGCACCTTTAACATATGTGAAGATTGCTTTCATTAAGCAGCTAGAACAATTTTAGTACCAGCACTAGATGCAATATCTGCACTAATTACTAGGTCTGCGTTTACCGTTGGCGTAACATCAGTTTCATTGATAGTACCACCAGCTAACAGAATAGACTGTGCACCAATGCTCAATGTGCTTGGGTCAGCAGGTACAGTGAACGTAAACACTAGAACATTGCCTTGACCAGTGGTGCTGGTATATGTAGCAGTAACAGGACCACCGTCACCAGTTACGACAAGAGTAGGGCTACCAGTTACAGTAACTTTTTCGTTGTAAGTCACACGAACAGTCTTAGAAGTTGCTTCAGTATATGTACCAGTACCAAACTTAACAGAAGTAATTGATGCTGCACCTAGACGAGTTTTAAGGTTTGCAATTGAAACAAGCGTTTCTTCAATACCACTGTTGTGACGGAGTACCCATCCAGCATTGGTCGCAAATGTATTTTCTTTCTGTGCATCAGTCAACCAAATTGGCTTATCTTCGTTGCCTGATTTGATGCCCCATAGCTTTTGTCCCATAACGGTTTCCTTTTATTGGTTAGTTCTTATATTTAAGAAGAAAATAAAGTCAATTAGTCTTTTGCATTTTAAATTGTGAGCGGTTATTTCTTGCATAACCTGAAACTACACCATTCCCATGTGAAATCAAATGAACTACAGTTTTACGATGTATAGATGGGTTTTGTGCAAGTGCCTCTTTTACAGATGAATCTGAGTGATGTATTAATTCATGCAATACATCTGGATCCACAGATTCATTTCTAGCTATAGCCTTGACAATGCTATGATGTGTTTCCTCAACATTGTCACCCAACAATGCTTTCACATGATGTGGTTCAAGATCATGTCGTGTAGCAACAGCAGCAGAAATTGATGGAAAATCGCTGTGTATCATTGCAACTTTATGGCGATCCTCTAGATGTGGACGATGTGCAAATGCAGAAGCAACCATGTCATTTTTACTGAGTGCAGAGTCAATGATATGTGATGGTAAATTGGGATTGATGTATGCAGCGTGTCTAACTTTTGGTGAAAAATCAGTAGCAAGTTTAGCAAGCGTTGATTGATCAATGTTTGGATGTTTTGCAGCCGCTGCCTTTAGTTCAATCTGATCACTCGATGCAGCCTTTTCTAAATCATCATGTGTTGCTGCTGGAGATAGAACTCTAGTTATTTTATGTTGATGCGACAATTCATCAAATGGTACAGTCATATCATGATGTGGATGCAACTCAACATTCCATTCACGAATCATCTTACCATCCCGCATATAGTATGTTGGTTTTGGATGAAACTTGAATGTATGATTTTTGTCTAGCAAATATTCATGTTCGTGTTTGTGCTCACTGTTTGGGGCAATATACATCCCATGTGAATATCCGCCTGGAATTTTTATTTTCATGACATTCGCTTTAAATCATCATTTGATTTAGATCTAGCAAACTCAAGTGCAGTATCTCGGTCTAAAGATGTGCTAGTAAAGCTAGGTGCATGTAAAACATAATGACCATCTTCATTTACATGCGTACCTGGTTTGTTTGGATTCGATTCAGAATACATGCCAGAATATACATGAAAGTCTGGCATATGCGTTGGGTGTACAACTTTTGCAATATGTTCACTCAGACCGTTTGATGTTGTATCAATTTCAGAAACAGGTTTACCAAACACCAATTCGTCGTTTGCTGGGCCAATACCTTTATGACGCAAATGCAATGTTCTGTTAATCGACGCAGACTCACCTGTATAGTCCGTGATATGAGGTGAACCATATGACTCATATGATTTGTGTAATGATTCTGCTTCCTTATGAAAATCTGGATGTTCGTCACCACGTGAATTGTATAGATGTCGATAGTTTCCAATGACACCCGTATATTGTAGACCTTTAGTTGGGTGTAACTCAAATATAGCACTACTTGCTCTATGGGACAGTAGCCTATTACCAATAGCACCCATGTGAGAATACTGCCTGACTTCGTCTTCCGTTAGTGGATGTGATGTCATATCCCGTATTTCAGGTTTATGGGCTGTATGAACATCCAAAAATGGTTGCCATTTTGTTTTTAGATAAACATTGTTTGTGTTTTTTTCTGGATTTGAATCATTATGCATGACATCCATCAAATGTGAAACAACGTCACCTGATGGTTTACCCCGTTTTAATACATCATGAATGTAATTATCATGTGCGTTTGATGTGTGACCTTCTGGTACAAATGGCGTAATGTGTTTGTGTAATGCATCCAAATCTGCATGGTAATCATTACCGGTTACTAGATACGATGCATGTTGCTGAACATTGTTGTAACTGTATGCACTTTCATCAATTCGTTCTTGTGCTAATTCATTGTGAATACGAACATATTCATCTGAAGTTTGCTTATCTTGTCCAATCCCACTCTGAACAGTTTCTAGCTCTTTATATTTTGAAATAATATCGCTAGTCTGAATAATTGGGTGTTCTGTATTATTGTTCATAGTTAAATACGTTAGTAGAATCAAAGTATTTAACAATGCCACGTAATAGTTTATTCCCAGAAGGCTCATTTAGTGAGCAAAATTTAACAGAGAATCTAATCATTGAGTCGATTAGACAGTATGGGCGTGAGTTTTACTACATCCCAAGAACATTAGTAGCACCAGATCTGATTTTTGGTGAAGACCCATTATCAAAATTTGAAAATGCATACATGATTGAAGGTTATCTAGATAACGTTGATAACTTTGGTGGTCAAGGTGCATTCATGAGTAAGTTCGGAATGTTCATTGAGGAACAAGGTCAGATTACAATTTCTAGAGCTAGATGGGAACAATTAGTTGGGCAATTTGGAACTACAGTAATACCATCAAGACCAGCTGAGGGTGACTTGATATACTTTCCATTATCTAAAGGATTGTTTGAGATAAAGTATGTTGAGCACCAGAACCCTTTCTATCAACTTGGTAGATTGTATGTTTACAAACTGAAAATAGAATTGTTCCAATATTCGTCTGAACGTATTGATACTGAAGTAGATGACATTAATAAATTTGCATTGGATATGACGTTTGATGTTAACGGTGACCCAACAGGTGAAGCTTCACCTGCTAAGCGTGATTCATTTGATAATACAGATTTGCAAACTGAAGCTAACAGTAGCGTTTTAAACTTTAACGAACAAAATCCATTCAATGGTCTATAAAGGATAGACAATGGCATATTATAAGTATTCAGTAGCAACTAGAGAGTTAGTTGAAGTTAGCGATTTTTCACTATCGCCAGAAGATGATACACCAGTATCTGAAATTGATATATCAAAACACGATCTGTTAGAGTTATATCAATGGGATAAAGAATCGTTAGGGTTTGTAAACAAAGTACAGAGAGTTATTTCAAAAAAGAATTTCTTAAAGCGGTTAACACCAAACGAGTATGTTGCAATCAAAACCGCAGCATCTCAAAATGGATACGTTGACTATTTTTGGCAACTGTTTTTGTTAGTAGAAGAAGTTAATTTAGATGATCCTGATACAGTAGTAGGGTTAGGTCTTTTAGTGCAAGCAGGATTATTAAATTCAAATAGAATACAGGAGATACTTGCATAATGGCTTATATCGTTGACTATGCAATTACAGAAAACGCTGCTGGTGGTGCAGCGTCTATTGTGTGTAATATGCCACCACATGATCCAAATGATATTTTGCTTTGCATAGCAGCGATCAACGGTTCAACAACAGTTTCAATGACTGGATGGACGCAGATTGGAACAACACAGACAGCCAACGCAGGTATCACATCTGCAGCGTTTTGGTTAAGAGCAGACGTAACCGATACAGAAACAGGCACAGTTACTCTAGGCACAGCAGATGATTACACCATAAAAATTATCTGTATTAGAGACGTTGACACAACAACTGCGGTTGACGTTCAAGCATCAACAAACTCAGGTGCAGCTACAGCATCCCAATGGACATCACCATCGGTTGTTACAACAACAGCTGATTGTTTGTTGATTTATGCACATGCATTGGATGGTTCTGTTCCCCAAGCACACTCGGATCCTGGCGTTCACCACTTGATTAGCTCTGATGCAACGGGTACAACTGCTAACACTTCATCTCATTCTTCAGTATCCTGGTACATTCAGCGTGCTGCTGGCACAACACCGACACCTGCATGGACTGCTAACGCTGCAGCAGTTAGAACCAACCACACTATTGCTTTTAGAAACAAGTCGGGTGGAAGAATACCGGCGTATATTGATGATGTGTCATCGCCCGGCACAGTTCTTCATTCAGGTATTCACATTGGTACCTTAAACAATACCGTTGTAACAACCACTTTAACGTCTACTGCTGCGATTAACGGTAAGACAGTTTCTGGTTCAACTGCAACTCTTGGTGCTGACTTCGGTATCAATCCATACTCTAACGCATTGGGTAGAACTGCTGCTATCACTGCAGCAACTGCTCTGGGTGGGTATCAAATAACATTTACTGGTAACAGAAACCTATCAACTGGTTTGATAATGGGTGCCTTGATTGCAGGTTCACCGAAAATGGGTACATTCGGTCTTGGATCCATTGCACAAGGTGGGTTTGTTGTTCGTATTGGATCATCTGCAACTGCATGGAACTCATATCAAGTTGCCGCAAAAAACACATCAGTTACGACAGAAAATAGATACGTATTTGCTATCCAAGCAGGGTATACCGGGTCAACGTATGGTGCAACACAAGGCACTGCTGTGACTACAACTGCTGTATCACATGCACAATTCTTGTTAAATTGTCCTGGATTCGCAACCAACGTTTACTTGAGTGACCTTGTTCAAGTGTTCAAACAGGTCGTTGCGGGTGGTGATGCAACATTCCCGGTTGATGCAGACGGATTAGCAAGCGTCGGTAGAAGTTTTAGGATTCCAGTTATTCAAAAAGTAGGTGCTGCTGTTTTGTCATTTGCTCCAATTCAAATTGGTGGTGGTGATGCAGTAAATTTCCAAATTGATGCAGGTGCTATTCAGTTCCCGAGACGATATGACCAAGATGCCAAGGAATTAGCGTTCCATGCAGCAAATAATGCAGTTGGTATTTCTTTTGCTGGTAAAACAGGTGACGTAATTAAACTAACTAACTCAGTTGTTACTTCACCCACACCATATTACTGG